TCAATTAGAAGAAGCTCAATTAGAACAAAATACTTTAGGTAAAGACCTTCAGGAAAAATATGGGGAAGGGAATATTAACCTAGAAACTGGTGAAATTACTCCAACAGAAGAACTAGAATCAACAGAATAAATTGGTTTTTTGAAGGGGGTTTCAATATTTATAAGAAAATAATACTTAAATAAACACATAAAATGGCAGAAACTCTATTATCTCCTGGTGTATTAGCCCGAGAAACTGACCAATCATTTATCCAAGGACAACCTGTACAAGCTGGTGCCGCAGTTATCGGTCCCGCTGCTAAAGGACCTGTGGGTATTCCAACATTAGTTACTTCATATAGTGAATATCAAGCAATTTTTGGAAGCGATGTTACTAGTGGCTCACAGCAATACGAGTATTTAACTCAAACCTCAGCTAATAACTACTTTTCTCAAGGTGGAAATTCATTATTAGTTACACGAGTTGCAAGTGGTAGCTTTACAGGTGCTTCAAGTACTTCTATTTTAAATGGTGATGCTTCATCTGCTTTTACTTTAGAAACTTTAACTGAAGGTGAAATAGCAAATAGCTCAGGATCAGAAGGTACTAATAATACTTTAGAAAATGGTACTAAAGATAATATTCGTTGGGAAATCCAAGGATCAAATACTGATACTGGAACATTTAGTTTATTAGTTCGTAGAGGAGATGATAATTCAAAACAAAAGAATGTATTAGAAACATTCCAAGGTCTGTCATTAGATCCAAAAGCCCCTAACTACATTGCAAAAGCAATTGGAGATACTTCTCACACCGTAGAACAAGATGGTACCGATTATTATGTAAAATCTAATGGTACTTACGTTAATAAAAGTAAATATATTAGAGTAAGTGCTGTAAATACTCCAACAGTTGATTATTTTGATAATAATGGAACTGCAAAAGCTGCTCTAACAGGATCTATACCAGCAGATGGTTCAGGTTCATTTACAGGTGCTACAGGTACTTTATTTAGTGGTCAAGAAGCTAAATTTAATGGAGAAATTAGTGTAACTAATATTCAAGGTTTAGCACAAACTGATTATACTGAATCAATTAACCTATTAAGTAACAAAGACGAATATAGATATAATTTAATTACTGCACCTGGACTAAATAATAGTGACCATGGAACAGCAGTTGGTTTGCTAGTATCTACTGTAGAGTCACGTCAAGACGCAATTGCCGTAATTGATTTGAATGGCTATGATACTAATGTATCTACTATCGTAAGTGACGCGTCTGGATTTGATTCAAGCTATGCTGCTACTTACTGGCCTTGGTTACAAACATTAAACACAACTGGACAAACAGTATGGGTACCTGCTTCAGCAATGATACCTGGAGTATATGCCTTTACAGATGCTTCAAGTGATGCATGGTTTGCTCCTGCTGGTTTAACTAGAGGTGCTTTAGGAAATGTAATTAAAGCTGAAAGAAAATTAACTTCTGGAAACAGAGATTCATTATACAATGCTAATGTTAATCCAATTGCAACATTCCCAGGAAGTGGAGTTGTAGTATTTGGTCAGAAAACATTACAAAAACGTTCAAGTGCATTAGATAGAGTAAATGTACGTCGTTTATTAATTGAATTGAAAAACTACATTTCTCAAATTTCTGATAATTTAGTATTTGAACAAAATTCAATTGCAACACGTAATAGCTTCTTAACTCAAGTTAATCCATACTTAGAAAGTATCCAACAACGTCAAGGATTGTATGCTTTTAAAGTAGTGATGGATGAAACAAACAATACTGCTGATGTAGTAGATAGAAATGAGCTTGTTGGTCAAATTTACTTACAACCAACTAAAACAGCTGAATTTATTCTATTAGATTTCAATGTATTACCAACTGGAGCAACATTTCCAGCATAAAAAATAAAAAATAGAATATTTATAATAAACAGAACATAAAATGGCAGTATTAGATAGCAACGAAATTTTTTACACAGCTTTTGAGCCAAAACAAAAGAATAGATTTATTCTGTATGTAGATGGTTTTCCATCGTATATTATGAAAGGAGTAGGAGCCGTATCATTGACTCAAGGCACAGTACCTCTAAATCATATTAACGTACAAAGGTTTGTAAAAGGAAAAACAACATGGAATACAATTGATTTCACATTGTTTGATCCAATTACACCATCTGGAGCACAAGCTGTAATGGAATGGGTTCGCCTACATCACGAATCAGTAACTGGTAGAGACGGTTATTCTGATTTCTATAAAAAAGACTTAACAGTAAATGTATTAGGTCCTGTAGGTGATATCGTATCAGAATGGGTTATCAAAGGTGCACTAATTACAGCTGCAAGCTTTGGTGATTTCAATTGGGATACTGAAAACGCTGCCCAAGAAATATCAATGACAGTACAACCAGATTATTGTGTACTAAATTTCTAAAAAACTTTCCCTCCACATATTCC